GGACTTAGCCTTATTGGGGCAGGCATGTCTGCTGACGCGGCAAGAAGCGCAGGCAACAAACAGGCTGATGCGGCTAGGTACGCGGCTGATTTACAGAATCAACAATTCAACACCATTAATCAACAACAAGCCCCAATTAGACAGCTTGGATACAATGCAATTAATAATATAAATGCTTTGGGTTCTGGTGCTTATAACACTGTTGATCAAAGTGGTGCTAATGTAGGCAATGGAGTTGGATCAGGTTATTTAACCAATCAATTTGGAACTAAAGATTTAAATGCTCAAATGGCTCCTAATTATGATTTTGTGCTTAAGCAAGGTCAAAATGCCTTACAAGCATCCAATAATGTGGGTGGTGGACTTATAGGTGGAAATGCTTTGGCAGGGCTACAAAACTACACCCAAGGCATTGCAAGCAATCAATACCAAAATGCTTTTAATAATTATCAAACTGAAAGATCTAATATTTATAACATATTGGCAAGCCAAGCAGGGCTTGGACAATCTGGTCAAAATCAAGTTAACCAAGCAGGCATGAATTCTGCAACAGCACAAGGACAACTTGCTGTTGGGGGAGCATCTGCATTAGGTCAAGCTCAAATTGGACAAGCAAGTGCATATGGTGGTGCTTTAAATAGTTTGGGAAACAATGCAATGCTTTATTCTTTATTGAATCAAAAGAATTCAGTAGTACCAGAAGGGTATAACCCAAGCACAATAATTGGGCCTAATACTCAAACAGGTGGTGTTCCATTCACCACAACAACATAGGATTAGAAAATGGCAGGATTTAATTTTGCACCAATAAATGTCCAACAACAGCCACAGACATCTTTGGCTGACATGATGAATATTGCTAGAGGAGCACAGGCTTATCAACAAGCTCAACAATTGAATCCTTTAGCTTTGCAACAAGCTCAAATGACTATTGAGCAATTAAAGCAATTAAATCCTTTGGCAGTTGAAAAGGCTAGAGCAGATTTATCGACATCTCAAACCCAAGCTCAAAAAAGTAAACAAGATTATTTAGTATCTGGTGAAGATTATTCTAGAAAAATGATAAATTCTTTACCTCCAATTGATGATTATGTAGATAAAACTGGTGAAGTAAATCAAAAAGCATTATCAAGGTCTTTAGATATTATTAGAAAAAGTGCTGATGCAGTTGGATTGCCAAAGCATCCATCCAATCTTTTAGGTCAATTAGAAGATGCAGTATCTACAAAAGATTACAACAAATATGAAGAATTAAGAAATAGAGTTTCCAAAAGTTCTGGCTCAACTTCTGAACAATTTCAAGCTAAATTTCCTGCAGTCCAATTTCAATCTCTTGGTGGATCTATTCAGCCAGTTGCTACTGGTAATCCTAATATTGCTGAAACAACACCTGGAACCAAAATTGGTGGTGGGTTAACTGTAACTCCATCGCCATTAGGTTATGGTCAAAGATATGAGGCTACAGGCAAAGTTGATCAAAATAACAATCCAACTGCTTATGTTAGAGATGCTCAAGGAAATCTGCTTGGTGAAGTTACTATTCCCGCTGGAGTTAGCCCACAACAAATTACCCAATCTATTGGACAAAAAGGAAATATTCAACAAAATAATTCTCAACCTATAGCAAATCAAATTCCATCTAATGCCCCATCTAGGTTAGCTCCCTATGAAACACCTGAAACAGTTGATATAGAAAGAAAAAGACAATTGGAGACTATTGCTCAAAGAAAGAATGTTGGTACAAGCATCTATAACTATAACCAAATTATTGATTTGGCTGATAAATCTATTACTGGGGTTGGCGCACAACAAATTGCAAAATTGGGTGGTGGTTATGCGGCAATACCTTGGAAAGCTGATGAGGCAAGTAATTTGCAACAACTTGGTCATTTCATGGCTTTGCAAACTGGGAATTTGGCTCAAGCCGCTGGTCTAGGAACAGACCAAGGAAGAACAATTGCCCAAGAACAAATTGGCACAACAAATTGGACTAATGATGCAATTAAAGCCACAGCTAGAACTAATAGAGCATTAGTTACTGGATCTGATTTGTATGGATTGGGAATGAATAATGCTATTAAAAAAGCAGGAAATAATCCATTAGCAGGCAGAGATTTCACTGACAAATGGTCATCAGTTGCAGATGTTGAGGCATTAAAATATTATGATGCTATTAAGAACAAAGATAAATCTGAAATCAGACAAATTGTAGATAAAGTTGGTGGCCCAGAATCGAAGGGATATGCTGATTTAATTACAAGATACAACAAAATTTATAAACTTGTTACTGAGGGTCAATAATGACTATTTTAAGTCTAGATGATTTGAACAGTGCAGTTGATGATGTTTATGGCAGAAAAAAGCCAACAGATATTATTGCTCCAAAAAGAAGTGGCATGTCTACTTTTGATGCTAATCAACCAATGGTTAATGTTGTTACAGAAAACTCTAATAACCCAGAAATTTATCATCCACTTGATTTGCATAAGGCTGTTTTAGATGCTTATGCTCAACCTATTTCTACAGAGCCAAAAGGAAGGGTTACAGGATTTGTTGGTGATGTAGGCAAAGGTTTAGCATCACTTGCTGATGTGGCTTATTCTCCTGTTGCAAGTGCTTTTGGAGGTGCAACACAAGCTATTGTTAGACCTTTTACAAGTCCACAAGAAGCTGAAAAGATAGGTGCAAATGTAAGTGGTTTCCTTGAAAAGCCAGTTGGTAAGTTTTTTGGTGTTACAGAAGACCCTGCATACAAACAAGAACTAACAAACAAAATTACACAAGTAATTGGTGAATATGGAAACAAAGGAGCAGAATTCATATCTCAAAAAACTGGTTTGCCTATTGAGGATGTTAGAAACATGCTTAATACAGCAAGTTTTGCAATTCCAGAAGTTGGGTCAAAATTAAAGCCTGTTGTTAAAACAATAACAAAGCCTGTTGTTGAGGAAGCTAAATTAATATCTGGTGCTTTAGGTCAAAAAGTGCCTAAAGTAAAAATTGAACTTCAAAAACAATTAGAACAAAAACAAGTTCCTGAAATAACACAAAATTTGGAACAACTTGAACAAGATTTTCAACAGAAAAAAGCTAATCCTGAACAAGTTCAACCTACTGAACAAGCTGTACAAGAGGGTAATGTTCCTCCAGTTGTTCAAGATTTAGGAACTGCCAAACCTACAACACCAGATGCAGACTTTAAAGAGATTCATTATGGTGAATCTGGTTTGCCATTAGATGAGCAATATGCTAGAGCTAAAGTTGCCCAAAAAGTATTAGGAGAAGATCACCAAGCTGATTTATCTGCTATTGAAGGCAAAGGAAAAGAAAGGTCTACAAACTTTCAAACATCCAAAACTGATACTGCTCTTGGTAATTATCTTTCTGAAAGATTTGCTGATGAGCAAAATAGGCTTAATGCGTATCAATCAAAATTAGTTAAAGATACTGGTGGAACAGAAGGACTTGATGAGTCTGCTGTTTATAAAAGAGGCAATACTATTCTTGATCCTTTAAAGTCTTATGAAGATTATTTTGACAAGAAAACAGAAGAAATTTATAAAGCTAGAGATGAACAAGGCAAATCTATTCCTGTTGTAGCAAACAAAATAAATGAAATTTTAAATGACAGAACTTTGAGTGAAATTTCTGACCCTGCTGAAAGACTAGCAAAAACATCAAAAATTAAACTTGAACAATTAGGAATGATGGATAAAGATGGTAATTTATTGCCAACTGATGCTTATCATTCAGAGTTATTTAGGAAATGGTTAAATCAAAATTATGATTCAAAGGCTAATCAATTACACAAAGCATTAAAGGGTGCTGTAGATGATGATGTTTTGGCTAATATGGATTCAAATTCACCTTTATATAAAGATGCTAGATCATTAGTTGAACTTAGAAAAAACACATTAGACAATCCAAAGGGTATATCAAACATTTTGGAGGCTAATGGCCCCAAGGACATAAACAGAAAAGTTGATGTGGAGAAGATACCTCAAAACATCACCAATATGCCTGTGGATCAATTTACTCATGTAATTGATACTCTAAAAAGTATGCCTGATGAATTGCAACCTAAAGCTCAAAAAGCATTAGGTGAAGTAAAGGCACATTTTTTAAATCAAATGGCTGATAAAACTCCTGCCCAATTAACTAAGTTTCTAAATGGAAACAAAGAAGTTATGGGTAGGTTATTTTCTCCACAAGAAATGGAGAACATAAGAGATTATCATAGTGCCAAGCATATATTCAAGACTGATACTGGATACCCAGGAGCCGCGGCTCAGACCATAAACATAGAAAAGAAACTTGGTCAAAAAATAGGAGAAATGGCAATTAATAAAGGACTTCCAATAGGAGCTGAAATTGTTACTGCTGGTCATGGAATGGGATTGCCTGCACTTATTACAAGTCATTATCTAGAAAAAAGAGCCGCCAAAAAGACTGCTGAAGCTCAAGCCACAACAGAAAAACAATTTTTTGAAAATGCTCAAAGTAGATTTATTCCACTTAAAGATTTATTAAACAAGGATCAATAAATGAGTGTCAATCTTTCCCCAATAGGTAATGGATTTCAATTCTTTACCACTACAGGACTTCCATTATCAGGAGGTTTAATCTATACCTATCAGGCAGGGTCAACAACTCCATTGGCTACTTATTCTGATAATGGTGGAGTTTATGCTAACACCAATCCTATTGTTTTAGGAACTGATGGCAGACCTCAAACTGAGATTTGGCTTACATATGGTTATAACTACAAGTTTGTACTTCAAGACTCAAGCTACAACACAATTCAGACCTATGACAATATTTATGGAATTATTGGAGTAGCGCCTACATCACAAGCAAGTATCCCAAGTGGGTTAATTGCTATTTGGAGTGGTGCAGTAGGTTCTGTTCCAAGTGGATGGTATTTATGTAATGGTCAAAATGGCACACCAGATCTTCGTGATTCTTTTATATTAGGCGCAGGGAATACTTACGCAGTAGGTGCTACTGGTGGATCAAAAGATGCAATAGTTGTATCTCATACTCACACAGCTACATCAACAGTAACTGACCCAGGTCACAATCACACCGTTAATGCAGGCGCAAACATTAGTAATTCTTTGAATTCAGGTGGGGTTGTTAATTTAGGTGGTTCTAACACAGGAACATCATCAACTGGAATTACTGTAGCTACAACAAATGCAACTACTGGTGTAAGTGGAACAAATGCTAACTTACCTCCATACTATGCACTTGCATACATTATGAAAAGCTAATCATGGCAGAAATTGATTTAGTTAAATATGGAGTCCTTTGGCAAAAAGTAGAGGACTATGAAAAAAAGTTTGATTCTATGGAAAAGAAAATAGACAAACTTGAGAACTCTATTGAAAGGTTAGTTTCAATGGCTGATAAATCTAAAGGAGGGTTCTGGGTTGGCATGATGGTGGTCTCAGGCATTTCTAGTCTGATTGGCTTTCTCTCACATTACTTCACTTTAAAATAATGCCTTTTATGTTGGCTATTTCAGCTGTCTCTGCTATCAAGCAAGGGGTAGCTTTGTATAAAGAGGCCAAAGGTGTGGGAAAGGAAGTGGTTGGAATATATTCAGAACTAAGTAATTCACTTGGCTCTTTTTTTGACCATCAAGAAAAGGCTATTGCAGAGGTCAAACACAAAGAAAAGAATCCTCCTAAAGGCAAAAGCATCAAAGCTCAAGCACTTGAAAATGTAATTAAAAGAAAACAATTAGAACAAGCAGAGGAGGATTTAAGAAGAGTTTTGATTTATGAATCACCTCCAGAACTTGGTGCTTTATGGTCTGACTTTCAAAAAGAAAGAGAAAAACTAGAAAAGGATCAAGCCAAGTTTGACAAAGATCAAAAAAAAAGGATCAAATTGAAGAAAGAGAAAGAAGAGAAAAAAAGGAAAAGTGGGCATTTAGAATTGCAATCTGCACTGCAATCTTGGTGGTTATGCTCACCATCTTTGGACTGATGTATTACATCAACCTAGACTATCAAAGAAGTAAAGTAGAAGAACCTTGGCATATTGAGTTTAAAAAGAAATTTAAAGAAAATAGCAAAGAATATGAGTGTTATAAAATTTTTCAAGAAACTGGATATTCACCAAAATATTGCATATAAAAGGGGTAAAAATGTTTAATCCTTGGGTTCTTTTGGGAATTATTGTGTCAATACTTGGGGCATTTGGGTCAGGTTACTACAAAGGGGAAAATGATGAATCAGCAAAAAATCAAATTGAAGTTGCAAGATTTAATGAACAAGCTAGGTCAAATGAACAAAAAATGGTTGAGCAAAATTCAATTTCTTATCAAAAACTTCAAAAAATAAATCAAGATGCAGATCAAAAACAAACTCAACTTAAGTCTGATTTGGCTAGTGCTAATCTCAGGTTGTTCATCCACACCAAAAGTGGCTTATCAATGCCCTCAGATGCCTCCTATACAGATTCAGAAAAGGGAACCCAACTTGACCAATCAACTAGTAACTTCCTTATCAGCCTCACCACAACAGGGGACAAAGCCATAAATGAACTAAATTCATGCATAGATCAATACAATAATGTTTATAAAATAATGAAAGGAAACCAATGAAAAACTGGACACTTAAAGGCTGTGTAACTATGATTGCAACTCTTTCCTTAATGGGAGTGATTGCCTCAATGATTTGGATGTTTGTTCAAGCAGTGCTTGACCCAACTGTGGATGACAAAGTGGTGTTTGATATTGTTGGGCCTGCATTCCAATCAATTTGTGGTGGATTTCTTGGCTTAATCACAGGAATTCACATTGGAAAGGCTCAAAATGAATCTGAGTGAACATTTCACACTTGAAGAGGCTACTTACTCTGAGACTGCTTCTAGACTTGGGATTAATAATCAACCAAGTGAGCAACAATTAGAAAACATGAAAAAGTCAGCTCAAGGCATGGAAGAAGTTCGAGCCTTGTTGGGAAAGTCTATTCATATTAATTCATGGTTAAGACTGCCAGAGGTAAACCAAGCAGTTGGAGGAGCCAAAGTTTCTAGCCACATGGATGGTTGGGCTATTGACTTCACATGCAAGGACTTTGGAACGCCTTTGATGGTGGCTAAAGCTATTGAGGATGCAGGCATCAAATTTGACCAACTTATCCATGAATATGGAATTTGGACTCATATTAGCTTTGCTCCTGAAATGAGGATGCAGAAATTGACTATTTTTAACCCTGCCAAAAAATACAAAACTGGCTTACTTTCTAAGGATGAATATGAAAAACTTTAAAATTGAAGGCAAAGAATATAAGTCTCCCAAAGGACATTATGTTGTTTTAAGGGAGCATGAAAAAAAGACTGAGCATGAGTTGCATAGGTTAGAAGACAAGCTCAAAAAACATGAGCATCTACCCTTAGAAAAAGCTCACTCACAAAAAGGCTAATTTAGTTTGTTTTGGTAATCAATATAAGTCTGAGGGATTGGCACTTCTGGAGGCCATAACTCAGCCTTAATGAGGCTAAAAATAGTTCTAAGATGAGCATTCATCCAGAACTCTTCTTTTTCCTCTTTGTTTAGATAATGTCCTTGGTCTAGGGCATGGTGGCAGTCCCAACACAGCGCGGCTATCATGTTGTCATCAGCCTTTATTCCTCTACCTTTTCCATATTTTGAGCTATTGGAGTGAGCACCCACTACTGTTTCATCATCATTACCACAAGCATGACAGTGCAAATACCTAATATTATTTAGCAGTTTGGCACTTCTAACATATTTTCTTTTAGGATGTGCTTTCAATCTCAATTCCTTTTTCAGCACACCAAGCCTCTAACCACTCCACAAATTGACTAGCTTGATCTTTATTGAATTTACGACTTTGAAGACCTAATTGCACAAGTCTATGCCCATCTAAGGATGGAGCTATTTTGGAGGCATGTAGCCCTGTTTCTGTGGCAAATTGGTCTATCAAAAATCGTTTCCAAGATTCTGCATCCCATTTGGCTCCAAAATGTTGAGTTTCTTTTGCAATTTGAGCAATGATGACATGAAATTTGGCATTTTGTTCATTGGATCTTTGTTCCTCATCAACATTCATAATTAGGGTTTTCCCTGATTCCAATGCTGTTTTCATTTTAGGCCATAGGTTTTTTATAAGAGCTGTTCCTTGCTCCACATTGATTAATTTGTATTGCATATCAGTCAATCATAATATTTAGCATTCTGAGGGCAGATTCAATGCTATCAACAAGACAAAATGGCCCTCCTTTCCAATTTTCTGCAAAATGCTTTTGATTCTCATTAAATCCTTTTTTCCCATATCTGGATTCTGGGTTTTTAACTTCCATCAGCAAAGTAGATCCTTTGTAGCCCACAAGTAAATCACATGGGTCATCCATTATGTAAACAGTGGCTCCAACAGCTCTGAGTGCCTCTATGATAGGTTTTTCATTTACATCCCTTCTAGCATCTCTTCTCATCTTGCAATTCCTTAATTTTTTCAGCTACATCTTTGCCTAAATTTTTAAATAAAGGTTCAGACAGTTGTTTTTGCCTAACCACATCTCTAGTGTATTCAATCCATCCTGGAGCCAAGGCTAACTCAGCATAAAACTTGACTATGCTTTTATATTCAGCATCCCAGTCAAACATTAAATATCCATTTTCTAGTTTCGTTTTGATTGACCCGTTCCCGTTTCTTTTCGTCTTTGCGTAGTGGGTATTTTGCCCGTTCTAATTGCTTTAGGGGTACATCCCACCTTGGGACTGGTTGCCAGATTGTTTTAATCATATTAATTTCATCCCATAGTTATTAATACCAGGTTTTACTACTAATCCTTCTTTTCTGATTAATTGATTTGCTTTGAACTTTCTGTAATTCACTTCATGATGATGCCTGTTGAATTTCCAAACAACCTTGGCTACATCTGGGTGCATATCCACAAGCATTTGACTCTTAGGTAAAGTTCCCTCCTTTGCATAGAAAGCATCTGTATTGCCTCCTTTAAGGGTTTGAGTTGTAGCTTTTTGCTGTAAAAAAGCATTAAATTGAATAGTACAAAACCCATCTTTAAGAACTCTAAGACTCAAATCTGTATCTTCATTGTATCTACCTCTCCATCTGTAGGGTATGTCATTTTGAATTAGTAGGCAAGAATAAATTCTTGTATTCATTACAAAAGGAGGATGTAATTGTTTAGCCATTACAAAAAAATCATAATTAAATCCAGAAACATAAACATTTGTGTATCTATCTACAAAATCTTCTGCACATTTAAAAATGGTAGGTGTGTAGGATCTGACCATCCTGTTTCTATTTAGCCTGCAAAAGTTTTCAATATTATCATCCATTACCCAATGCCTAAAAGCACCTAATCCTATGGAATGATCCCAAGCAAAGTTTCTAGCTCCTCCTGGCCCTTTACTTTTGGTATTTCCAAGTTCATCAAAGGTATCATATTCATCCAAATATTTTTGTGGAAGTATAAGAATTTTATTTGGATTAATGTGTTTAGCATACAAATCAAATTCCTGTTCTTCCACAACTATAAAATAATCAGCATTCATTTTTTCTAATGCTTTGCTGGTTAGCCTGCTTTCATGCCTACCTTTAGAAACAATATAAATTGGATATTTATTCTTCATCTACATACCTCAAATGAGCTACAGCTCTAGGTTCAGCATAAGGGAACCAAATAGTTTTTGCTTTGGGTGTTATTTTTTGTCCCATTAATTCAGCGAATTTCTGAACATCTTCATCATTTCTAAATCTTACATAAATTACCCTATGAGGAGTTAAATCTTCCTGAAAAAATTCAGGCATATCCTGCCATTCAGCTTGAGCTGTAATAATTTCACCAAATAAATCATATTTCATATTTACACCTCAAAGCCTCTTCTGCAAACTTTAATGAAATTGGTCTGATTTTTTCACCAGAATTATGTCTATCAATAATTCTTTTTGCCCATCCTTTTTGATCACCCTCATACTTTTTATAGTATAAATCATAAGTATTGGGCTGTTCACAATAAGCATTGAAACAAGATTCGCATGTAGTTCCAAAGTTAATTAATATAGAATTTAATTGTCTGGACATGCACCTAGAACATAATCCATAGACTTCTTTTTCTGGTTCATTCTGAATTTCTGATTTTTTAAAGCTCATTTGTTGTACTTCCCATCAATGATTTTTTGAAAATTACTAGCATTAACTATCCAAACAAGGTCTGGTCTCCAGGTTCTGTTATTACTTTCAAAACCTGAAAATAGCTTTGTGTCTTTGGCTATGTATTGAAAAAACTCATCCCACCAAACTAATCCTCCCTCCAAAGTGGTGTATCCATCTGAAAAATCAGACTTTTGGGATGCCTGAATCCATCTGTTTTTTAGGTTAGATTGTCTAGCACCTTCCCAAATCCTTGGCTGGGTTAAATGAGGCAAATGCTTTTGATAAAGTTTCAAAATCTCCTGATGGGGGCAAGTTAGGAGCTTTGCTCCTGACTGTATAGTATTTATATTTGGTTTATGGTTAATGGTTAATGGTTCATGGTTTATGGTTAGTTGAACATCTGTTGAACTGCTGTTTAACCCTTGTTCAACGTCCGTTGAATTTCTGTTCAAAGATCTCTTAAGAGCTGATGCTTTTCCTGCTTTGGAGGCAATATCTATTAATGATTTATAGTTATTTATTTCTTTATCACATCTTGAATGATGCCAAAATTTAGAATCATCAGAAAGAATAAAAAACATTTCTAAAATGCCTTTGACTGCCTCATCTGAATCTCTAGCACTAGTTTTCATGGTCAACTCAAACATATTGTTTGGCAGAGGTGACTCAGTGTCATAGTAAAGCCAGATAAGTTTTAAATAAATGCCAACTTCCTCATTTGTTAAAAAAGAGGTGTCTTTGATGAAATCACCAATGTGATGTTGATAGTAATGCATTAAATGCCCTCGCAATCCTCCTGAAAAGAAACTGTGGCAGGAGGGAGGTACTCTTTTCGATCTGCTCATGACTTCAGACCTAGCCCAGTTTCAAAAAATTATACTTCAAGATTGTAAATATATTCCAGGCCCTCTGATCCTGTTACATTTTTTACAAACTGGCTCAACCTCTAAAGGCTTGTTGTAATCTCTGTGGTCATAACATGTAGCTTGTTTTCCACAATCAACACATAACAAACTTTCTAAAGGCAACAAAATACCATTTTTTATTGCTTTTTTAACTAAATTAATTGCCCTAGTTCCTCCAGTTCTTATGCCTTTTTCATTTGGACATTTAAAACAAAAAACAGCCCTAGAATCTCTCATGTCAATATTAACTTGGCAAAGTTTGCAAAATCTAGACATTTTTAACCTTTTTAGATAAAAATATTTTTGGATAAGTTAACTTAATGTATGAGGGAATACCCCTAGTATTCCAGTTATTTACCCTTTGTTTGCTTAAACCAAGTTTTTTGGCAAGTGCACTAGACCCTCCCAATTTGGTTATAAGTTCTTTATCTGATTGAATTATTGTGTTCATAGTTGTATTTTAACCATAAATTGCAAATAGTCAACAAAATGTGTATTATTTTTACACAAAATGTTTACTTTGTTCAATTTGCGTATACACTTCAAACATCAGCATAAAACTGATATTCAGTAAATTAAGATAAATTAAGGAAATAATTATGTGTAACAAAGATTTTGAAGATGATGAAGAAAGAGATTTGCACAATCAAGTGCTAAATCAAAAAAGATATCAATCCCATTATTTTGCTCACCCAGAATGCCAAGACCCAGATCATCCAGGATGCTCAAATTGTGAACCAGAGGAATATGACAATGAAAATTAATCCAACAACCAAGAAATTTCCCAGAACATTGTCAGAGGCATTTCCTGAGAATCCAGAGCCAAACTTTGAGGAAGATGGGATTGACAAAGAAGACAAGATGGTAATCACAACTTGCATTGTTATTGCAATTATTTTATTTATTTTAATCACATGGGGAATATTATGACAAATCAAGGTGGAAAGTTAATAGCAACAGCATTTGTGAAGGCACAGAAGGAGTTTGGTCCGGCTCTCAAGTCAAGCACCAACCCACACTTTAAAAGCAAATATGCAGACCTTTCAGCTTGTGTGGAGGCAGTCATTGATGCTCTTAATAACAATGGCATTGGCATGATGCAAAAGCTATATGAAAATGCAACTGGAGTGAGTGTAGAGACTGTATTTCTACATGAATCAGGTGAGACTATTGAGTGTGGTGTTTTGCATGTGCCTGCATCAAAACAAGACCCGCAGGGTTATGGCAGTGCTTTGACCTATGCAAGGCGGTACAGTTTAATGAGTGCATGTGGTATTGCTCCAGAGGATGACGATGGCAATATGGCATCCAGAAAACAAGAGCAAAAATTTAATGTAAATGATTCAGAAATGGCTGATTGGTTAGAGGCAATAGCTCAGAGCCAAGACTTGGCTGAGTTACAGAAAAATTTTGTCAAAGCCATATCAGCTACAGATGGAGATAAGCCTTGGCAACTTAAAGTCATTGCTGTAAAAGATAAAATGAAAAAGAAATTGGAGGCTAAATAATGATTGAAATAGAACAGGGAACAGATGAATGGTTCCAAGCTAGGCTTGGAAAGGTAACAGCATCCAGAGTGGCAGACATAGTAGCCAAGACAAAATCAGGCTATTCCACATCAAGGGATAACTATATGGCTCAATTGTTCTGTGAAAGGCTTACAGGAAAGCCTAGTGAGTCTTTTAGCAACTCTGCTATGCAATGGGGTACTGAGACTGAGCCATTGGCTAGAGCCAGCTATGAGGTCAAATACAACTGCATGGTCAATCAGGTTGGCTTTGTGCCTCACCCAAGGATTGAGATGTCTGGAGCCTCACCAGATGGGTTAGTTGATGGGGGATTGTTGGAGATTAAATGCCCAAATACGGCAACTCATTTGGACACCATACTTTCTGGAAAAGTTCCTAGCAAGTACGTTACCCAAATGACATGGCAAATGGGGTGCACACAGACAAACTGGTGCGACTTCGTGAGCTATGACCCAAGAATGCCTGAGAATCTTCAACTTTTTTGTAAGAGAGTTGACTTAGATCAAGCATATTTGGCTGAATTAGAGACTGAAGTAATCCAGTTTTTAAAAGAGCTAGAAGATAAATTAAATAAATTAAGGAACTTAAATGTCTAAAATAATCTCAGAACTTAGCACCATTGTTGGCACATACACAGACAAGGAGGGCAACAAGAAAAATAAATATCATAGGCTTGGATCAATTATTGATACACCACAAGGACACATGCTTAAGATAGATTCAATTCCAATTTGTGACCCTCCTTGGTCTGGTTGGGCATGGATTAATCCTCCCAAAGAAAGAACAATCAACTTTGATAAAAAAGATGATGATATAGGATTTTAAGGTTTTGGGAGGTCATGAGGGTTAGCTCCTCATGGGGTAGAAGTGAAAATGTACATACACTGCTTTATGTGAGCCTCCCAATTTATATTTAAATTAAGGAAAAATTATGAAACAAATTAGTATTTTTGAAAAAATAAATCAACAATTTTTTAGTCATCCTGTATTTGGAACACATCCAGATTTATTGGCTAGAAAAACTGATCCAGTTACATCTAAAGAATCAGCTAAAACTGTGGATACAACTAAACTAGAGGGTATTGTTTATGAGGCCATTAAGTCTTTTGGAAGTAAGGGTTGTATATCAGATGAGGTCTTAGATTTGTTTCCAAGGCATAGATACAGTTCAATTACTGCCAGATATGCACCATTGCTTAGAAAAGGCTTTATAGAAGATACTGGTGAGACTAAGAAGGGTAATTCTGGCAAACAACAAAGAATAATGAGGGCAGTATGACTAAAGAAGCATTAGAACTGGCACTAGAGGCGTTGGAAGAGCCCAAAGAACACTTTGCCAAACATCGCAGACTTGAAGCCATCACCGCAATCAAAGAAGCCTTGGCACAAGAACAAGAGCCTGTAACTTATTCAGGCAACGGTACTGCTGGACGAGAGGCAGATGCGCGACCAACGGGGTTCTTTTTTCAAATGCCAAAGCCTATGACACAACCAGAGCAAGAGCCTGTGGCGTGGATGGATAAAGACGGAGATGTGCTTTCAGCGAGTATTGTTGATGGCAAAGGGTTACGAAACATTCCTCTCTACACCACCCCACCACAACGCACATGGGTTGGGCTGACGGATGAGGAGGTAAAGGATATTGTGTGGAACCTACCATACGAACCTAGCCAAGAACATATCCGAGCCATTGAAGCCAAACTCAAGGAGAAGAACACATGAAATCAGAGCAAATAAAACATTCGTTGTCCGTTGGTATAAAAAGCATCCAATCGAGGGTATTTGATAGGGAAACAGACGAAGTTATATCTTTTGTAAAAATACCTATCAAAGATAGTGGGCTTGTTCGTCGTGAATGGGTAGAGACAACGCAAGTAACAAAAGTTTGGTGGGATGGGGAAAAGCTGATGGCTAAAGAAATACCCGAGAAAGATATTTATTGGAATGCTTTAACGACGGAAGATATGCACAAGGCGTGGGAATGGGCACAAAAAAGTTCCCCGTATGGGGTAGACAGAATTGAAACATTTGCTCGTGCCATTGACGCCAAATTAAAGGATAAGAACATAAGGGGACAAGAATGAATAAAGAAGAAATTATTGAGATGGCTAGAGAGGCTGGCTTTGACCCGCACGACATGAGTTCAGACTTTACTTGCAACTTGGAAAACATTAACGCTTTTGCAAAGTTGGTAGCAGAGAAAGAGCGTGAAGTAGTGGCTAACTGGATTATGGATAGAGGTTTTGCTACTGGTCATGGAGACTCTATTGTTGATTTGCTTGACCAACTTGAATGGCAAATAGCAGAGAAAGAGCGTGAGGAGTGTGCAAAGCCAATGGATGAAATGGCAGTCAAAGACAATTTAACAAATTACT